CTGAGGCCCATTTTTTTATTTCATTTTTATTCATTTCTCCAAAATCATTTTTGTGTTTGGGAAGGCAAATTTTGCATAGTTTATTCGTGTTGTTTTCGGTTTGCTTTAAAGCTTTTAGAGAGGCGTTGTTTCCAGAGAAATTGTTGTTAGAATCGTCATTAAAAGATATAATTATATTTTTAATTTTTAAATTTATTAATAAGCTGTTGATTTCTTGCCCTATGGATATACCGAAGCAGACTAATACGTTGTCTACGCCAGCAGACATTAGGGATAGTAAGTCTCCTATGCTTTCTACTAAGATTACTTGAGATTTGTTTATTATGCTATGTTTATTAAGAAAAAACGGATAAGACCATGAAGATTTTTTACCTATTAGTTTCCATTTTATTTTAGATTTATTGGAGACATCCCTGCCAGCAAAGCCGAGAATCGTTTTCTTGTCGGAATCGAAAATGGGAAAAACATATCTGTTGTTCATTTTTCCTCGCTCAACTCCGTTATCTAAGCCTCCGTTGAGTTTTTTTAGGGTGTCCATTGAAGCGTTTCTGTTTAGCCAGTAATCATGGCTAGCTTTTATTTTTTTAAGGTTTGAGGGGCAAAAGAAAGGCACGTCTATTCCTGATTGTTCGTAGACTTGACGAATGTCTTCGGGTTCGCCATTGTTTTCGATTTTATAATTTTGATCTTTAAGCCATTTTTCAGCTTCCTTATGTGAGCAGTTGAGGTGAATTGACACTAACTTAGTTAAATCTCCAGAACCTTCAGGAAGGCCCTGTCTTGCCCAGTCTTGAAACCTGCCGTTATCAGAATTTATACTTAAGACACCCCTGCTGTCAGAAGTTCTATACAGAGGGTCTACCCTGAAGTAACCTGAAAAACTTCTTAGGTTGTTGTATCCAAGTTTAGATAGTATGTCTGAGATTTCGTTCATCAAAACAATTCTTCTTGAGAGTCTTCGTTTTGTTCTTGGTTTGTTGAGCTCTCTTGGTTGGAAACGTTGTCCTCGCTTGTATTTCTATTTGGAGAGTTAGAAGATGTTGTTGTTGGGGTTGGGTTCCTCCTTTGGTAGTTTATTACAGTAAACACATCTCCTTTTTCTATTACTTTTCCACGACAGAGGCATATATTTATATAGTATTGAGTTTTGACCGCGTTACCTTCGTGATCTTCTTTTATTAATTCAGAATGCATGTTTATCATGTTTTTACCAGGCCATCTATTTTTATGTGGAACTATTTTATGCGAACCGTGAAGAAATACTTCGTGGTTTCCTTGCTCGTGTAGTTCGGACCACCTTTCTCTTACTGCTTCCAAGGTTATTCTTTCGTCCGCTGCTATTTCTTCGTCTGTTTTTTGTAAAAGAAACATTGAATGATTGGAGTCTTCTACTGCTTTAAATGAAGCTCCGATAGAGTTAGATGTCCCTGAATTATTGTTTGTGTTTCTGGCGTCACCTGATCTATTTGTTTGCATAGCGGTCAACAATACCATGTTCATTTCTTTGCAAAGAATTTTAAGTTCTGATATCTGATCAGATAAGTCTAGCCATGAAGAATCTTCCCTGCTTCCTTTTTTTCCTACGTTAAGATAATCATAAACTATTGTAGCTGGGCGGCTTCTGTCTTGAGAAAATCTCCATGTTCTAGCTAGGTTAACTATTTCTTCTATGGTAAAGTCTTTAACTTCGACAAAAGCTAACCTTTTTAAGGATTGTTTTTCTCTCATGTTAGCTAGGTATTTAGAAACCGTTTCTCGATGTTCGTCGCTTTCATATAGGCCAGATTCAATATCTTCGTGGTGAATGCCCGTGTTGGACATCGTTGTCCTAATTATTTGATGCTCGAAGGCGAGCTCTCTATCTAGATAAAGACATTGATTCTCTGGGTGAGAGTCTACAAATTCAAGAGCAAGCTGCATTAACAAAGAGCTTTTTCCGACTCCTTGGTTGGCGTGAAATACGTGATATTCTTTGGGTCTAAAAGTGCCAAATCTTTCGTGGTAAAGATTTAAACTGCTTTTAAATCCTGCAATGGGCTGCGGGTTTAGCATTCTGTCTTCAATCGCTTCTAATCCATCTGCTAGATTTTTAATTTTGTCGTCTTGACCAAGGCCATTTATTGAAACTAAATGAGCAGACAGTCGATCAGACATGTGGGCTATGCTTTTATGGGTTCTTTTCGATTGAGGTTTACTTAACCATTCTTTGCCTTGTCCTAGCGCTTGGTTAATCTCTCTCGCTTTATAATTGAGAAGAAGGGAGCTTATGAGAGAGTCTAGCTCGTTGGGATTCGGAGAGAATTCTATTGCGTGTTTAAGGAATACCTCTACATCCGTGTTGTAGCTGTTTGGAATTCTCGCGCTCTTAACTTTAAGAATGAAAGAAGCTACCGAGAAGTCTTTACCGTTTAGATTCGAAACTTCAGCTTTAAATAAATCGAAGACATCTCTCTCGAACTGAGAAGAGAAGTGCTTGGGTTCTACAGCTTCATACTTGGGAAAGTAGCTGCTGTTTTTTATGAAACATGCAACAATGTCTTTTTCTAGCTCACGGGAAAGGGATTCGTCCATTCATTAATGATATCTGAGTTTTTGTAAAAAGTCAAAGGTTTTCGTCTGATTCATCCTTGTCATCGTCTTCGCCTTTTATTGAGTCTAGAGCGATTTCTATGTTTTGAGCTTCTATGCCTTTAACATAATTATCCATGAAGTATTGCATTGCGTAAGCGTGCGGCAGCGTTTCAGAGAAAGTAAACACTGTTGGAACTCCTTTGGAGTCAAAGACGAATAGAGTGTATCCACCGTTTGAGCATTCTCCTATTTGGTTAAGTAGGGACCTTGGGAATTTGAAGGGTTTTTTGTCCTTTTCCATATAATGTATATACACTAAAGTTTTATGTTAAAGTTTTTTTCTATGTAATCTTTGTCTAATTTTTCCACATCTTCCTTGTAGAGCTCTATTAAGGTGAATCCATTTTTTTCGAGCCATTTAGCCTTGTTTAAGTCTCTTTTAATTGACTTTAGGAATTTTGTCCTAGAATTACCATGGAAAAACTTATTGAATTTTAAGTGTTGATCTCCGTTAACTTCTATTGCTAGTTTAGAGGTGGCGTTTAGGAAGTCTACTTTCATCCTTGTACCGTATACGGGGAATTCTTCGTAGACGATACTGTTAACCCAAACTGTAGATAGGAAATCTTTAACTTTTTTTTGGAGTTTTGATCTAGATTCTGACTCCCAGTTTATTAAGTATTTATTTACATTTTTATAAATCGGAGTTTTACCATTTAAGGTGTAAAGCCTCATTATCCTTTTTTGAGTACATCTTTAAACTTGTTGAAAAGGTATTCTGTAATCTTTGGATTCTCTTCTAGATACTTGCAGAATTTTTCTTCGCCTTGGTGTTGTTTTTGGAACTCCAGCTTTTCGGCGGAAAGTTCTTTTATTAGGTCGTCGTCTATTGATATCCAAGCTCCCTTTGAGGAGGCGAGCTCCCACATTAATAACATATCCTTAACCTCTCTTTCTACCCAAACGCTCGTAGCGTCTTTCCTTCCGTGCTTAATTGGGTACAGAACCTCTGTGTTTGTTTTTTCGTTGGGTGTTTTCCTGAATATAACCTTACAGTTGTGTCCAATGGTAACATCTTTTCCTTTTTCTTTTTTGAAAAAGTGGTCCATTTTGTTTGGTTTTTGGAATTCTAAAATCCAATCTGAATAATGAAGTGCGGCGTTTCCGCCAGAAGCGTTCGTCAGCTTAGGGTCAGTTCTTTGGTATGGGTTAATGCTTACTGTACTGCGGACCTGACTGACTAAGGCGCATACATGTCCTTTGGACGAGAAGGCAAGAGCCATTCTTTTTAGAAATGTAGACGTAAGTAGGGCTGCTCCAGCAACTTTGTTAGCTTCTTCAAATGGTTTTTCTACGTCGTTCCTTGGTATTAGCGCGTCCATAGAGTCGATAATAAAAAAGTATTTCCTGTTCTTATCGTTATACATGACAAGCTCTCTTATTAAACCTATTACAGACTCATAAATATTACACTTATACTCAAACCATTTTTCGTCGGAAAAATCTAATCCTGAGCGAGCTTTAATTTCCTCTCCCAACCTACCTTCGGATTTTATGTACACCACCTTACTGTCAGCTATGGAGTCTTGGAAGTTTTTGGCGAACGACAAAACACAAGAGGTTTTACCTGCCCCAGAAGCTCCTGACATTCTCACGATACCAGGTCTGACTCCCCCATTCATTTCTATGTCTAAAAGTAAGCTTCCGCTAGACACTTTGTAGTCTACGGTCTCTTCGAAATTAAAGTGATCTTCCTTATTCTTTTCAAGGTAAGATTGTATTTGGTCTTCAGCGGCAGCTTGAGTTGTTTTTTTCTTCGGCATTCTTGTTATCGTTGTCATTCTAAAAAATCAAATTTGTTTTTTATTTTGATAGTATCACCTGTTTTTGGGGGTGTGTCGTCCAGTTCTTCATTAAGTTTAGCGTTTTTTTCAATATATTCAAGGTAGTTTTGGCTGTTGTTGGTTATGTATTTTTCGTATTTTTCTTTAATTAGTTTAAAATAATACGAATTATTTTTTAGTGGAATTTTTAGACTTTCGAATGTGCTTTTAGGCTTGAAGTCAGGTTTAAGGCTAAGCCAGAACTCCCAAGTAGGAAATTTTTTCAGCAACTTGCTTGCCATAATACATTCAGTTTTCCAGCCCGCTGAATTTAATGAATGTGGATTTTCGTGTAAAAGCCAGACTAGAAATTGAGGTTTAGTTCGAATTGGTTTTAGGTTTGGATACCTAGCCTTCAATGCGGGGGACGGTTTTATTGTCTTGTTCTTCGATGTCATTTTTAACCATTTTGACTACAAGATCATTAAATGAAGCTCTTGGTTTCCATCCCAACTCTTTTCTTGCGGGTTTAGAGTTTCCCATTAAGAGGTTAACTTCTGCTGGTCTGTAGAATTTTTCGTTCACCTTAACATATACTTTTTTTGATTTAGAATCAATGAATTTCGTTTGTTGTGGAATTTTAACTGATTGACCGTCAATCTCATTCTCGACATAGAACCACTCTCCTTTAATGTCAGCGGCGAGAAAAGCCTTTTCGACAAACTCAGCAATAGAGTGAGTCTCATCGCTGGACAGAATGTAGTCTTTCGGGGTTTCTTGGTTTAACATTAACCATACTCCATGAACGAAATCTTCACTATCGCTCCAATCTCTCATTGCACTTAAGTTACCTAATTCTATAGGCGAAAAGTCTTTATTATTTTTAATTGCGTGACGTATCCTAGAAACGCCTTTGGTTATTTTTCTCGTTACAAACTCTTCTCCCCTTTTTGTTCCTTCGTGGTTAAAAAGTATTCCGTGTACAGCGAATAAATTGTAAGACTCTCTGTAAACCTTTACTAAGTGGCGGGCTGCAGCCTTAGAGGCTCCGTATGGACTTCTTGGCTTTATTGGGTGTTTTATGTCTTGAGGAACGTAGTCAACGTCTCCAAACTCTTCACTGCTTCCAGCGCTATAAAACCTGCATTCAGGCGCGTATTCTCTTACTGCTTCAAGGCATCTTAAGACACCTTGCGCGTTTGTGTCAAAAACATGCTCAGGCATACTCCAGCTTACGCCGACAAAAGAATTAGCAGCAAAGTTGATTAAGTAATCTGGTTTAATTTTTTTAACCACACCGCTAACGCTCACAGAATCAGTAAGGTCGCCTTCAATGAATTCAAAATCTGGTTTATCTTTGAAGAATTCGCAGTTTTTAAAGTTAGGATTCGCTGTTCTTCTTATCATCCCGTAAACAGAGTAGGGCTCCTCTGGGGCTTGGTCGTGAAATCCTATACCTGCGTTTAGCCTTAGTAGGTATTCGCACATGTTTGCACCGTCTTGGCCAGTGACTCCTGTCACTAAAACTTTTTTCCCCATTGTAAGTAAATTGATAGCTCTACTTTTTGAGCTCGTCAATCTTTTCTTCTAGTCTGTCGAATCGGTGGTGAACGGTTTTTACTAACTGATTGAAGTCGTCTTTCATTACGTATTTTTCTGGAATTGTGAGGGCGAGGGCTGTGATTTTTTCATTAAGTTTTCTGTAGTCGTTTGCCTGTTTTTCGCTGCTGTGAGCGCAGTCTTGTTGTATCTTATTAACATAGCCAAAAACCACCTTAAAAAGCCAGCCGACAACGACTCCGATGACGGAAAATGCGATATTCAGTATAATTTGATTATCCATTACAATTATATATACACGTGAAAGACTTAATCTAGAATTATAAAGTGTATGTACTTTCGTGAGGGGTTTCTTCTTAGTAAGACTTAAAGACGTGAGGCTTTTATTTTTAATTATTTTAATGGCTTTGGTCTTGAATTATGGTTATAAACCTATTCAGGTAGATGGCGACAGCATGGCGGAGACTTTTATTGATGGGGATAAGTTTTTAGTAAATAAGCTATCTTATAGGTTTTTTAAGCCCGAAAAGGGTGACGTTGTGGTTTTCTATGATTATAAAGACGATTGCCTTCTTGTTAAAAGGATAGTGGGGATGCCTTATGATACTGTAGAAATAATATCTGGAGTAATACTTATAAACGACGAACCCTTATTAGACGAGTTTAGTCACTTAGTTGTGGCGGAAGATATAATAATTGGTTCTGATTTTACTTTAGGTAAGGTAATGTTGAGGGAAGGAGAATACTGGTGTATTGGGGATAATAGGGCGGCGACTTGGTTTGGGGTGGTTTATGAGGATGAGATTTTAGGGTTCGTCGATTAGGTTAAGCTTGTTTGGGTTCATTCTGGGGTCGAAAAGCTTAATTTTTTTTATAGCTGGGTTATTTGTTTCGTTGTTAAAGGTAAAAGTTTCTTGTCCGTGGAAGCCAAAAGAATCTTTTCTGAGGGATATCATGCCGTGAGTGGAAAATTGAAACGCTAATTCTTTAGGTGCAAAGTTTATATCTTCATGTAGTAATTCTTGGCGAATCTCAGAGCTAAGAAACCTGTCTTCTAGTTCTATGTTTTTGTGGTTTATCTTTTTTTCTTTTATGATTTCTCGTGTTTTTTTAACAAGGTTTTTGCTTCTTATTGAAAATCCTCCGTTACCAACCATTATGGAGTTTTCGTTTCGAAGGGGGGCTCCTATGTAGTCGTATTCTAAAAACTCTGGATTCCAGTTTTTCGGCTCAAAGAAGTAGCCGTCTAGTTGTACAATCATTATGTAATTGGTGTTTATGTGTCTATCTATGTCGTGCAGTAAGAAAGAATTGTATTTTTGTATTGTATCTATCGGTTTTAGTTTTATTGAAAATGGATAATTTTCCTGCCTTGAGTGGAAAAGCTTTATATCTGCAAACTCTATCTGGGAGCCTAAGTGATTTAGGAGCGATGAAGCTTCGCGGGGGTAAATATCATCTATACAGGCTAAAGTTACGTCATTTAGTTTCATAAAAATGGTGGAGGCGAGGGGAGTCGAACCCCTGTCTTTAAAACCATCTGCTTAGATGTACTACAAGCTTAGTCGGTTTATATAGCCTCATAGTTCGTTACCGACAACTACCCATGAGGGTTGGAGGTACTTTATTTATACTAGACTCCTCACTCTTCCTAGTTTTTTTTGCTCGCTATCGACGCCCTAGCTCCTTAACGAGCATCCAGAGTAGGACGGGTAGCTTACACAGCTACAGCAGCCTCTTCGGTCCAACCAAACTTAGCGAGAATCGCGTCAGCTTCGTCAAGCGAAGGAGCCATATCAACGTTATTATCGGCAGTTGAATTGCCTTGATAGGTGTTTTAAGAGGCCAACCATCATCCTCTGCTTGCGATCTTGCGTAAGGCTCTAAATCGAAACCAGTACGCCCCCTTCAATTAAAAGTCATCTTCTAAGACGCCAGAGCTTTGGTAGTCTTTCACTTTTCTTTCAAAAAAATTAGTCATTGCCCCTGTGTCAACGACCTCAGAGAGCCACGGAAATGGATTCTGGTCGCTGTCAAAGCGGAAGTCAACACCAATTCCTTCGAGACGTCTGTTCCCTATGTATTGCATGTAATCTACAAACATATCTGCGTTTAGGCCCAAGATACCCCTTGGAAGAACGTCATGAGCATAGTCAACTTCCAGCTTTACTGCATTTTGAACATGTTCAATTGTTTCTGTCTCGAATTTTTTTGTCCACACCGAGGGGTATTGTTCTTTAATGGTGTTAATCAAATATGTGCCAAACTTAATATGTAAGCTCTCATCTCTTAAGGTGTATCTTATTTGATCTGATAAGCCTGGGAGTTTATTTTGTCTCCCTAGGGCTAGAAGCATAGCGAATCCACTAAAAAAGAATGTTCCTTCACAAACAATATAGTATGTAATCAGATTCCTTAAGAATTCTCTTTTCCCTTCTGTCGTTTTAGTTGAGAAATCGGGACGGTTAATATCGGTTGTTATTTGCATTAAAAAATCGTCTTTTGATTTTATACTTGGTATGTTTAAATAAGCTTCGTACACCTCGCTTACTTTTAATCCGTAAGAGTCACAACACGTTACCACGGTCCAGTTGTGGAGGGATTCCTCGTAAACTTGACGCATAATGTATTGACCACACTCTGCATCTGTTACCCATTTCGCAACGTTTAGTAAAAGATTGTTTCCTACTAAGGATTCGCTCCCCGCAAAAAAACCTAAGCACCTCTTAACTAGTAATTTTTCGTCATCGAGTAGGGCTCCGTTTTTCCATTGTTCAATGTCGTCAGACATGTTGATCTCTGCTGGAGACCAGTTGTTAGCTACTCCTTTTATGAAGAGGTCCCAAGCAATTGGGTGTTTGTGAGGTAAGATTTGGTTGACTCCACCAATGCTGTCTTCTAGAAGTAGTCCAGTTTTATTCATTTATTGACAGCTTTCGCAGGTTGGGTCTAGGATAGAGCAAGACTCAGGGGTAGGCTCATTATTGTTATCGGCGTCACTGCTAGATGTAGATTTTTCAATTTTACTTGCGCTTTTGTTTCGTAGGTAATAGGTGCTTTTGAGTCCAGAGCTTTTCGCGTAGAAGTATAAATCGTTTAAGTATTTTAGGGAAGTTTCTTTGTTGAATAAATTTAGTGATTGGCCCATGTCGATCCATTTTTGGCGAGCCGCTGCTCCGTCGATTAATTTAAATTGATCATGATCGAAGGCTGTTCTGAATCTGGATTTTAGATTTGGGGGTATAACCTCATCGCTCAACATATTAACGTCTCCATCCACCGCCTTGAGAGCTTCTATTAAATTTTTATCCCAGATATTTAGTTTTTTACACTCTTTTACAAACCACTCATTGATAATCATTAAATTGCCTGATTTATTTTCATAAACAAATACCGTAGAGAAGTCGGGTTCAATGCATGGGGAGCATCCTTGTATGTAGGAGATGGTTGCGGTGGGAGCTATCGCCATAGTGTTACTGTTACGCATTCCGTACTGCTTAATACTGGTTCTTACTTCTTTCCAGTCTAATTCTGGGCAGAATTTTTTACCTCGATGTATTATTGGTTTTTCTTCAAGGTAAGACATTAGGCTTTTGTAAGTATCTATAGGTAGTGTGTCTTTATCCCATAGCGAACCTTTGTATGTTTCGTAAGCCCCCTTCTCTTTAGATATTTTACTAGAGTTAAGTATACAGTGGTAAGATATAAATTCATAAAGTTCGTCTGAAAATTTTACAGCTTCTTCAGTGGAAAAATCTACATTATAGGAATGAAAAACATCAGCCCAACCCATGCTCCCTGCTCCTACTGGGCGATGATTCATGTTGGCTTTTTTAGCTTCTTGCGTGGGGTAGTAGTTTAAGTCTATTACGTTATCCAGCATACGCATTTGGGTGGCGATAGTTTTAGAGAGAAGCTTGAAGTCGAGTTTACCGTTTTCCTTTAAGTGTTCTTTTAGGTTTACAGAGCTTAAGTTGCAAACCGCAGTCTCTCCTATTTCGATTTTTTCTCCATCGTCGAACTGTGAGGGTTTCGTATGTAAGAATATTTCAGTACATAGGTTTGAGCTATGTATTACGCCTTCGTGGGAGTTGGAATATCTTAGGTTCGAGTTATCTTTAAAGGTCATCCATGGGTGGCCTGTCTCAAAAAGAACTCGAAGCATTTTTTTCCATAAATCTTTAGCCTTCACAACCCTGTAGTTGCTTATTTCTCCGTTCTCTGCTTGTTTGCAGTATTTTTTATATCTTTTATCAAACTCCTCTCCGTGGGTTTCATGTAGGTCACGTACGTCAGGTGGAGAAAAGAGATACCAGTCGGAGTCTGTCTCTATTTTTTTGAAGAAAATATTAGGAAGCCAGTTCGACGTGTTCATATCGTGGCATCTTCTTCTTTCGTCTCCTGTATTTTTCTTAAGGTCTAGGAAGTCTTCTATATCTAAATGCCAAGGTTCTAAGTAGGCACAGCCAGCACCAGGTCTTTTACCTCCTTGGTCAACTGCTATTAAGGTGTCATTGTAAATTTTTAGCCAAGGTATTAGCCCTGAGGATTTACCATTAGTACCTTTCACATAAGAGTTGGCGGCTCGAAAGTTCGTTACGTCAAAACCTAAACCTCCAGCAAACTTGGATTTTCTAGCTTCTTGCCATAAACCCTCAAAAATTCCATCAATTGAATCGTCAAAAGTATTAAGATAACAACTGGAAAGCTGACTATGAGGACTACCGCTATTAAAGAGGGTAGGAGTAGAGCAACACAAACGAAACTCAGACAGCGCGTTATAAAACTCAATAGCTTTTTCATTTTTGTTTTTTTCGTTTAAAGCCAGTCCCATTGCCACCCTCATCCAGAACGCTTGAGGTGTCTCGGATATATTTCCATCTATTTTATGAAGGTATCTATCGCTTAAAATTTGTAAGCCGAGATATTTAAACTTTAAGTCTCTGCTGGGTTCTAGCTTTTCGGAAATAGTTTTAAGGTCGAACTCAAGTAGGTTTTCGTTAAGGATTTCCTCTTTTATTAGCTTCTTCGTGTTTTTCACGAAGGACATCTTGTATTGTTCTTCGAATATATCTTTATCCCTGCTCTCTTTAAAGACTTCTTTATGTATAGTCCCAAGTAAAAGTCTTGCGGCGGCGTACGCATAGTTTGGCTCTTTTTCGATTTTTTGCCTTGCTGACATGATTAAGGCTTTATCTATGTCGAGCGTGGTTATTTTGTTGTAAAATTGAACATGAGCGTCGAGTACGATTTCGCTTGCGGAGACATTTTCTATATTAAGACAGGCTCTTTCCGCACAGAGATTGATCTTGTTAGTATCTAGCTCTTCGAGTCTGCCGTTCCTCTTCTTTACGTAAATCTTTTCTGGGGTCATCTTGAAGTGTTATTACATTACATTTTTTCTTACCGAAATGAAACAATAAAATCATTATTGGTGGTATATTTTTATGTGTTTGAAGATTTTGTTTTCTTGGTTATATTTGTTGAAATTAAAAGTGTGCCTTCCGTGAAATCCGAACGTTTCTTCTTCTACTAAAAATTCTCCCTCTACTGAGAATTTTACGGCAACTTCATATGGCGCGAAAGTGTGGCCAGCCTTTATTAAGTCTTGATGAAAGTCAGAGCATATCAGTCCATCTTCTGGGGTAAAGTCGTAATATGGGTTCTGTGATAATTCGTGGTTTGCTATAAATTCTAAAAGACTTCTACTCCTGAAAGAAAACCCACCATTGCCAACTCCACCATTAGGCCAAGGTGCTCCTATGTAATCATAACTAAAATACTCATCATTCCACGAGTTGGGGTTTACGAAAAATCCATCTCGTTGCACTATCAAGCAAAACTCTGTATCTATGTACTTGTATAACTCTTTTATTACAAACCTATCATATTCACCGTAATGTTTCATGGGTGGTGTTTTAATAGAAAATTCTGAATCGAAATCAGAACAAAATAGCTTAGTGGATTCGAATTTAATTGTTTTATTTAAATCATAAAGAAGTTCGTGTGCCATACAGGGATTAAGGTCATCTATGCATAGTAGTGTTACGTTGTCTAGTTTCATTATAGATTGGGTGGAGGTTTCATTCCTTTTCTTTTTTTACTCCAGTCCTCTCTGTATCTTTTTTTAACTGGGTCTACTCCACCGTTCATTTTAGCTCTTTTTTCACTCAGCTCTTTTGATTGGTCCCATAGCTCTCCGACTGTGCTGTTTTTTTGATTTTTGGTTTTCTCAGCAAACTCCTTTTCAGAGAAAGGATCAATGTCGGTATCGATAGACATGTTGGGATTCACCCATATTCTGTCCCATTCAAGTCCGTCTGAATCTATATAGACGTGTTCGTCTTTCATAGATTGAATAACTTCTATTATTTCTGATGTGTTTGGGTTTTGGAACAGGTATAAAGGCATTGCCTTTATAGTCTACAATTGTTCAAGGACTAAATCAACCATTTTAGAAGTCGTAAAGTCCTCTTTTATTTTTCGACCAGACTCATTGGTTTTGGAGGTTTTTGTTCTTTCGATTGCTCTTTCGCATCCATCAAGAAAAGACTCTTCTGTCCAGTCGAAGATGTTACCTTGGTTGAATTCTTGTCCTTTTTTAAAGAATAAGTCATCGTAGACTTCGATTTTACCAGATGGCTCAACTAGGCATGAATTTTCTTCGGTTGCCCACTCTTTGTAGCTGTGAGCATTTAATATTACGGAATGTTTACCGATTCCTAGAGACTGAAATTCAGGTAATCCCCAGCCTTCTCCTCCTGACATTCCTATAATTATATCCCCAGAGTTAAGAAAATCATTATATGAGCTGTTCTTTTCCATGAAGGGGAGAAATTGAACGTTAAAGTAGTTCTTGTTATCTAGAGCTTCGTTAAAGAGTTGTCTATTTTGATCCTCTGATAAAAAGGGATTAAAAAGAGCACATTGAAGTTGGTAGTCTTTATTGTTGCCGTATTTCTTTACCCAAGCCCTTATACTTTTTTTGTGATGTTTTCTGTGCTCGAATTTTCCACATATATTGAACGTTATTCTGCTGTCAGAGAAAAAGCTTTTATTGGAATGAAAGAAGTTGTACTTGTCGAAAGCTAGGGGTATTTTAACTGACTCTATGTCGTGAGATTTAAGTACTTCTTTAGAGAAGTCGTTAGTAACTATTACTTTATCCATGGACGAGAGCGTGTTCTTTTCCGCTTTCGTTAGGTCGTCTAATTCATGAAAAGTTAATAGGTGAGTCTCTTTACTACAGCTTTCCATTGCTCCGTTAATGTGCCATAACTTTAGGGTCGGAGTTAATCGGCTGTGATTTTCGCTGTAAGACGATGCACAGCCTTTAATTTTTTCACCAAAATCCTTCTCTTCTGGTTGAGAGGTTAGGTCTACGTTTCCCCCAATAGGAAGAATATCAGGAAAAATTTTTCTATCAAAAAAACCCCTTAATAGGTGCGTGGCGACTTGGCCGAACGACACGCCATTAAAGGGTGCATTGAAGCAGAACTTTTTCACAGGATATCTTCTTCTGGAGAATTATCCTCCGCTTTTGCGCTGCTTTCCACATTAGCCTCAGAGGAAACCTCAGAGGGAGCGTTGTATTCCTTGGATCGATACAACTTGAAGTCAGGAGCTCTTTCGCTTGGTTTATCTCGATTAGAGAATAGGACAACCTTGGTTTTCTTTTCTGCTCCGTATTCATCTTTTTCAATGATATGGCCAGCTAAGTATGTACCGTCGCCGCTTTTATACTCCCGTTTCCAGAATGCCCCCAACTCTCGTTGACGCCATTCGCTTTGTTTTTCTGTTTTTTGTTTTTCTTCACTCATAAAATTATTTTAGCCAGAGGTAAGTCTTTTTCTTTTTCCTACCCGCAAGTTTGTCCCGCCGAGAATCATTATGAACCCATTTTGCAAAGTTGTCAATAGCGATAGATAATTTTTTTTGTTTTTCTTGGACGTTTTGATCTATGGTCCAAGGAGTGTCTTTATATAAGGAAGATACATCCTCCCATTCAATTTCGTAGTCCGACCCCTTGATTAATTTAGGGTCATTTCTTGTTTCTGTTGGGTTTGCAGGGGGGTGGTATTCCATTTCTCCTTGTGGGTTAATCTTGATTTTAGAGATATGAACTAGGCTTCCCTCTAGTGTCTCTCTTAGCCATTTTACTTCATCGTATTCATATTCGTCAAACCTTATGTCTGTTATAAATATAGTTTTGTGAGTCTCTTTTGATTTTATAACTTCTTCTGTTATTTTTTCGAACCAATGAGTTCCCTTGGACAGGTCTCTTTTTATTTCTCCATGAGCGACAAGGATTTTTCTTACTGCATCCTTCTCTTCCCAAGAACAGTTATTTATATTTATTCCGTAATTGTCATATATGAAAGAAAAACATTCGTCTTTAAGAGACTCGGCTATGGAGAATTTTTTTACAGGCCATAAGGATCGAGCGCACGGAAGAGTTTCGCACAAGGAGTAAAATAAATCTTTACCAGAACCTGCTACACCTGAAAGACCAATTACCTGTGTTGAATTCATATTTTTTTATTTAAATAAACCTCTTAGTTCTTCTGAATTTCCTAGGAAAGTTTGTCTACCTATGTGGTTTAGTTCTATATCTGGGTCTACCCAGATATCCCCTCCAATATCCTTCCACCTCTTACAAAAGGCGTAGTCTTCAGAAAGGTAATTATTTTCGTCGTCCTCGTTATGCATAGTATCAAATAAGCTATACAGGTTCTCTCTTATTCCTTGGGGTTTATCCGTATCAAAGTTCATAACTTTAAGAAACCCCCTGTCATAATCGGTTGTGTATTTCAGGTTCGGGTACTCTTTTTTCATAATCTCAATAACGTCTCTCTTGATCAACATAAACCCTGTCCCCACATCGTTTACTGAGAACATTTTATGTCCGTCAGACACATTACTCACGAGACCTTTGTCGGGTACATTTATCACATATCGTTTGCAACCTGCGGCGGGTTGCTTTTTGATGGGGTAAACCCCACAGGCGATCCCTTTATTTCCAGCTATTAATTTAGCAATAGATTCTTTCGGGAATACTATATCTGCGTCAATAAACATCAAGTGGGTACATTTTGTGGACATAAAATACGACACTAAATGGTTTCTGGCTCTCGTTATTAAGCTTTCTCCGCTAATTAACCTGACATTGTATTTAATATTAAATTGATCTAAAACCTTTATTACTCCAAGTAAGCTTATCATGAAATCAGAATAAACTTGACCCCCATAACAGGGAGTCGCAAGCATAACTGAAGTGTTTTCCAGTAGCTCTTGTTCGTAGGGAGAGTTAAAATCAAGGTCCGAGGGCTTTAGGTCTGTAGAGTATTCCATTTGACAAATAATAAGGTTTTCTTCTTCTAAGGCAAGTTTAACCGTGTGTTAATTTTTCCTTAAGCAAGAACATAACACCCCCCCCATAAAGGGGGAGATGTTAAGTAACGTGTGCTGCTTTTTCCTATAAGCCCTATGTTTTTGACATGGATGGGATATTCCACTACACGCTGCAAATCAGAAAATCTGAACCTGACTACCTAAAAGGCGAGAGAGACCGTACCACAGAAAACTCTTCTTACGTCAAGCCACCTAGCTTTCGCTAACGATGGGGCAAACCTTGGTAATTAACCAAGTGTCTTTTGATTACTTGCAGTTAGTAATCGGTTGCCCTTTGATATGCAAGTAAACCAGCTCACACCCTACTTTTCTTCGGTCATCTTAGGAAAACTCTACTGATGTATCCCAGCGAGATTAAAAGGGTTTTCGCCTTTTTACAGTATAATATTATCGTCCCCTTCGCCTTCTTCGTCAGGAATTAACGCACTGACTATCCCAGCAAGGTTTCTGATATCTTTAACTTTAAGTTCTTGAGGGTCCGCGTTTTCTGCGAATCCGTCAAGTCTTCCACATAAATTATTCAAGGTGCTAGCTACAAGGTTGGAAGTAAGGAGATCGATCTCTAAGGTTTGGTCGTAAGCGTTCAAAGGTTTCTTTAACACATAATAATGCTTTTCACCCACAACTGATAAAGATAAAACCTCATGAGAACACATATCAGCCAAAGAAGACTGAATGGCAGCGAAGTCTCGTTCGCTAAAGTCTTGCCCGCCATCCAACTTAACAGCGTCTTCCTCGGGGCAAAAAGAGTCGAAATCGCTAAACCATTGGAACAAAATCCCAGAAGCAGAAAGCACCGTCATTAATTAATAAATACGAGAAAACACAAGTTAAGTCAATTTTTTTTAAAAAATATTTGACTTATTCTCACAAAAAAAATACTATGACGACATGAACAATTCAGAAGAATTACATAAAACAAGCAAACGGGGCCGTAAGCCAATTAACGTAAACTGGCCAAACGGCGATTTCACCGCTAAGGAATTTTTAAAACTTAACGAGGATAAAATGTCCAGAGCGAGTGCCCACAGTAAGATAAACCAAGCGGTTGATTATGGTCAAGTTACGTTGGTCAGAAAGGTTAACCCAGACATAGGTAGGCCAATCAATGTGTATAGGGTTACAGTTGAAGAAGTAAAGGGGGTGAGTCATACACCTTCTCCATGAGGATTTCTTGGGAAGAATACTCTCTGGACATAGCTAAAACAGCATCTAAGAGAAGCCAAGACCCTTACGTAAAAGTAGGGGCTTGTGCTTTAGATTTTAATAATATAATATTGGCAGCGGGTTATAATGGGCTTGCGGCCAACAAAGAAGTTCCTCACTTATTTTGGTCAGACAGAGATGGTCGTAGACCCTACATGATACATGCCGAAGCAAACTGCCTGTCTATGTGTAAGCGTGGTGAAGTCAAGACGATAGCGGTAACATTATTGCCATGTTCCTCTTGCGCGACACTAATAGCTTCATACGGAATTAAAAAGGTAGTTTACGGTGAGGAGTACGATAAGGATAAACAAGCTAAAGATATATTTAAGTTTTACAATATACAACTGACAAAGATATGATAATACCAGTAAATTTACACGACGGACAGTCAAAGCTTCCATTAAGAGCTCACGAAGGAGACGCTGGATATGACCTGTCTTGTTTAGAGGGCTTTGAGCTAAAGCCCCAACAAAGAAAGCTGATTAAAACAGGGATTAAAATTGCTATACCTCAAAATTTTTACGGCAGGATAGCTCCTAGAAGTGGTCTTGCTCTTAAATTCGGAATAGATGTAATGGCTGGAGTAATAGACTCTAACTATAGGGGGGAAATCGGAGTAGTTTTAATAAACTTATCTTCTGAAGATGTTTTTTTCGAGAAAGGAGAGAAGATAGCTCAGTTAATAATTGAAAATTGCCAGAAAGTAGACTGGCTAAAGACAGAAGACCTAGAAGAGACAGAAAGAAACTCGAAAGGATACGGCAGCTCTGACTCTAAAAAGCTACCACAGCTTTCTGATTGCCGTCAAATAGATACAATTGAAAGACTGGGATCACCATCAACCGAAGATAAACTGTCTGACTACATGTAAAAATGACTGACTTTTTCCTAAACGCTTTCGCGGTTTTGCTTTTAATGAATATATGGTTCAATACAAATGCGGTAGTGGAATACTTTCTTTATTTCAACATAGGGCATTGGATAGACGCAAATGGATATATAGACCACATAACAGAGAAGCGTCACATCTCTTTCCCTACTTATTTAATTATAAAATACCCAGAGTCTTTTCTTGTAAAGATATTAGCTTGTCCTATATGCGCCTGTACTTGGCTAAATATTTTCTTTTTTTTAATAGATTTAGACCTAGTAAAATTTGTATACTGTTATAGCTTATCATTGTATTTGTTTTTTTTATTACAATTAATTATAAAAGGAGAAGAATAGATGAATATTTTTTTAGTAGAAGGGGTTGAGCATTACATCAGCCTAATCAATCAACAAGTTAAGTTTCCAGAACTTCGCGAAGACGAGTCTTTTAAGGACTTGCTAGAGCAAAAAAAATCCTTAGCGTCGGCGTGTTGTAAAACTCGCAGGGAGATATTGGAAAATATGTCCGATAACTTCGTTAAAACAGTAGAAAAGTTAGCTGAAGATAAAGAGACTATGAGAAAGTTATCAGAGGCTTTTAACTGTACGGAGTTAATTTTTTCTTGCAGAGATTCCAGAAATAACCTATTAAAAGAAGTTAGATATGAAAGACAAGAATGAACAAATCGGGCTCGGCTACGAAAAAGCCTCATCAATGAACCAACTAGACATCCACAAGCAGATGCTTGGGGAGCCAGTTTGGGTGGTGCGCCATCCAGAGAAAGCGACTTCTCTCCCTTGGAAAGGAACCGTTACAAGCGTTGTTGACTCTGAGACTTTTTTAGTTAAAAAGTTTGGCAGCAAGGCTGAGGAAAAAGTGGATATGTTTGACATTCGCTCAGTCACGAAAAAGAAGCGAGTATAACTTCGCGAGAGGGAAGCTCTCAACTTCTACAAAAAAGGGAGAGTAGCTCAATCGGATAGAGCAACGGTCTTCTAAACCGTAGGTTCTGGGTTCAAGTCCCAGCTTTCCTACCATACGGAGTTTAGAATAAGTGTATGTAAATTACATGGGCTCCGCGAAATCATCAAAAAAAATCAAAAAAAAATGCAAATATTGCCAAAAGAGATTTAATAGGGAAAATTTTTTTTATCACGGCGGGTTTGAAAGAGCAATCTGTGTAGGTTGTTATTCCCAAGAACGTTCAGATAAGAAATCTAAAATTAGAGAACATTTAAATGAATTGAAAAGAGACTCTGCGTGTAGCAAGTGTGGGTTTGATAACCCAGTAGCCTTACAATTCCACCACAAAAACCCCGAAAGCAAAAAATACACAATTGGAACCATGGCCTCACAGGGCTACCCGCTCGAAACCATAGAAAAAGAAATCAAAAAATGTATAATTCTTTGCGCGAACTGCCACGCGATAAAACACCAAAACGACAAAAAATAAAAACTGGAAAAAAGATTATTTTCTTGAATAAGTGTACTTATAGGAAGATTATGAAAGCCTATCTCTGCATCCTGAGTCTTTTTATTGTTTCTGCTTCCTTCGCGGAAGACAAGAAGCGATCTACGGCTGACCATCTCCAGAATGTATCTGTTACAATAAGATCAGAGGGAGACTTTTCAAATGGAGAAGGGTCGGGAGTAGTCTTCACAAGAAAAGACCTTAAAGGCAATTCAGTAAACTTTGTGTGGACCGCTGCACATGTTATAGACAACCTCAGAAAAGAAAGAAAAGTACTGATAAATGGAACGTCTAAAACTATCGTAGAGTTTAAAGACCCTATGGTGGTCAAGGAGATTAGACAGAATGGACGCACAGTTGGCCGTCTACAAATGGACGCAGAAGTATTGAAGTATAGCGACGCAAAAGATGGACACGACTTAGCCTTACTCCGTATACGTAAATTTAATTTCGTTAAAGATACGGTTACGTTCCACCTCGGAGAGGATATTCCGAAGTTAGGAACAGACTTACTTCACGTTGGGTCTTTGCTTGGGTCAGCAGGAGCCAACAGTATGACTGATGGAATTTATTCCCAACATGGAAGAATATTAAAAAGCCTTAACAAATATGTTTTCGATCAGACTACATGTACTGCTTTTCCAGGTTCCTCGGGTGGAGGCGTATACCTGAAAAACAATGCTCAATACATAGGTATGCTTGTGCGTGGCGCAGGAGAAGGCTTTAATCTTATAGTGCCAGTTAGGCGTATGAAAGCCTATTGCGAACAGCACAAGATTATGTGGGCCTTAGACCCTAAACTGCCGATGCCCTCAGATAAAGAACTAAAAGAAGCTCCTGTTGAGCATGAGCCAAAAAAAGAAAAAGATAGCTCTGGCGAGGCTCCAGACGCAGAAGATGCAGAAGACGCGATCAAAAAGTTCCCTTTCATGCTTAGAATTTACCCCAAAGATGAAGGTGATCGTCCAGATTTTTTAAAAACCAAACCAAACCCTGTTAAAACGATGGAGAAACACTAATGAAAAAACTATTTATTTTAATTGCTGGCGTCACCTTTTCTTTTGGATGTAAGGATTCAGCGCAAACCTGTGATGGTTGTAGCTGCGAAAAAGGATGCTGCGAGTCAGGAAGTTGTTCTGACGAAGGCTGCTCTTGCGCGTGTAGTTAAGTTATGCCCCTACCATCACCGAAAGGAAAACAGAACGAGCAAAGCTTTATTTCTAGCTGCATGAGCGACAGCGGGATGAATAAGGAATATCCCAACCAAAAGCAACGAGCAGCAGTATGCTATTCTCAGTATAAACGCGCCAAAAGAGTGAAAAGTTCAGAAAACGTGGACTGGTCAGATATTTCTTCCGACCAGTACATAATACTTCCTTAAAAAGTGTATAAGTATATGTGAAACGAATGGAAGTTTATGGGTGGACTTTAGACGTCGGGAAAAGGAAGGTTAAAATATACGACGATAACGATAAAATCACCGACGAAGAAGCTGTTAGTATAATAACTTACCTAGTTGACGAAGGGTTACTATCTAGTATGCAGGTAGAATGCGTCATCATCTCCAAATAAGTTTCTCAAGCTCTTTATTTGTCCTATTAGATTAAGTACGTTTTCGCATTTAATAAAAGGAGTTTGCACGGTATAAGGATAATTATTCTCTACATCCAGCCTAACTCCCTCTAGATTCCACTCTGGAAGAACTATTTCTTCTATAAAATCATAATAACCCTTGGACTTTAGGTAATTGTAATAATTATCCACCTGATCTTTTTTTGACTCAAGCAATACACAGTATTTTAAATCTTCCTTAGCAGACATAGTAAGAAACCTGAAGTAAAGCCCCTCAGAAAGAGGCTCAGAGCTTAATTCAGCCTTCACAATAAGGTTCATCAATAGTATATTTACACATATAACATGACAGATAAAAAGAAAATATTAGAACTACTAGATCAAATAATAGAGCACTCCGAAGAGCAGGATGACATTATCAAATCAGACCCCAACCTGCCGCTGGAAAAAAAAGTTGGAAAAAGTTGGACTGTTTTTCATTTAGAGCAGCTTAGAACACTCATAGAGAACTCTGGTTAAATTTCTTTTTTTAGAAAAAGTGTATATAATAAAGATGGAGGGTAGCCATAGTAATTATGGGCAAAGGATTTTCTCCTTCAGGAATACGAAAAAAGTCCACTACGACGTTTATATAAGAAAACCAAATAAGCTCCATTACGGAGAAGGGGTTTATGGACTTTGCTTTGATCCTGAAGACGAGAACCCACATATATTAATTAATCCGAGGCAGAGTGATCGATCAATGATGAACACTTGTATCCATGAGGTTTGTCACGCTTTCTTTTGGGACAAGTCTGAGTACGACATATCTAGATGCGCCAGCACTCTAAGCAATTTGATTTTTAAACTTGGTTGGCGTAAGGTTGAAGACATTAACTTAGAGCCTTC